CGCACGGGCCCGTGCGTGCAGGCCTTAATCCCGCGCCCCGAAGATTGGAATTTCGAAATTCTAGGCATAGAGTTTCGGGCCTAAGAGCTCCAATCCTGTGGCCTTGAGCCAAAAGGCAGGACGCGCGGGCGCGCACGCGTGCGCACAAAAAAGAGAAAGAGAATGAGAGCAGGATAGAGGGGGAAAGGAAAGGGGGAAGGAGGGAAAGAGCGGGGAAGAGAGAAGAGAAAAGGGCAGGACGGAGAAAGAGGAAAAGAAAGGTCCTGAGAAGGGTCTAGGTCTGAATAATTGCCTTACTCTTCGTCGCAGTTGAAGTTCATTTCCTTTAGGAACTCAGCGACCTCAGGATAATCGTCCTTGAGATGACACATTTGGTACAGTACTTCGTTCTCATCCAAGTACTTACTGAACGCGTTGAAGATCCCTTCAGGACTGTAGCCCGCCTCTAAGAGCTCTTCAATGATTTCGTCAGTAACTTCAGCTAGGGCATAAGACGCTATCTTAGCGAAGTCGTCGAGAAGTTCATGTTCTTTGGTGTAGTCCAAGGCCCAATTTACTAAACTGTTATACCAGTCATCGCTCATGAGATCAACTTCGTAGTCAGGCTCTCTGTCCTGAAGGTGTTTGTACTCTTCCCTCAGCTCATTGAGAGTCGCTATCCAGCCCTTACACTTAGCGTTCTGGCAATCATAGCTATGGCACGGGTTATTGCTCTCGTCGTATATTTGTTCGGCCAAGTCCTTGGCAAGTTCGATAGCCTTACTAGCTGGTACGATAGCCTCGGCGGAGAGTGTCTTGGTGGTCATTTCCAGAGTAGTACCGCCATGGCCGTTTGGCACTTCCTCAGCGTAGTGTATGTCGCAAGAGTGAACTATCCTGACTAGGGGCTCCTGAGTCTGAGACCTAACCTGAGCCTCAACCTTTCCCGCCACCACGTGCCTCACCCGTGCCACATATGGGGTTCGGGGTTAAAAAGTTTTGTGGTATTTGTTCTATTGCTTGAGAGTGGTGTGTGGTGTATACACTATAGCATAATGTGTTAGCACATTGACCGTCTGGTAAGCAGGACGCGGGGCCTAATACTATATGTAATAATGAATAAACGCGGTTCGGAGGGCCTAATCACAATCCTGTTCTAGTTCAAGGCCTTAGGTTCAGGATTGGTATTTTGTGCACTTGAGCCTTACTGGAGAGTGTGCACAAGAAGGGCTATAAGGCGTAATACGGCGTTAGGGCGTTATGGTGAAGCGTACATGAACAAACGCATTACACAGCTTGAAGTGTTTTTTGAGGTAGAGAATGGCTTCGTTGCCTTAGTTGAGAATGGTCGGGCAGGCTGAGACGGGCGTGTGGGCCTAAATCCGGGGCCGTCAGGATAGGAAATCCTGAATTCTGGGTATAGAGTTTCGCGGCTGGAGAGCTCGGTCCTGAGGCCTTAGCGTGAGATAGGGGACGCGCGGGCGCACGGGCGCATGCGTGTGAGGAAGGAGGAAGAGAGAGAGCAGGATAGGGGGAGAGGGAGAGAGGGAAGGAGGGAAGGAGCGGGAGAGCGGGCAGAGGGAAGGGAGGGAGTGAGAGGGGAGGGAAAAAGGGTTGGGGAGAGGGTGGTGAAGGGAGTGGGGGAAGAAAGGAAAGGTGTAAGGAACAAAAAAGAAAATCACGAAGCAGTATTTAACGTTAAAATACGGAGACAATTAAGTGCACTCCAACTCCTGCCGCTATCTTTCTCCCCCACCAAGCAACTGAAGTAACTCGATCACCATACTTTACATCTAATACTAGGTTGCCATCAATGTCGTATATCGCGAGTCTGTTGCCACCCATACCAGCCACGGCTATATACTTACAGCTTGGATCGAAAGTGACTTGAGAGGCAGAACACGCACCTTTAACTTTCCAGACTAGATTTGGACCCTCAGGATTGCTTATATCATAGAGATAGAGTTGACGAAGGGTTAAGACTACCAAGTAACCGTCGCATATGGCTGTGTCAACAACTACACTAGAGGGCTCTCCTATATAGTCTATCTTGTTGATAATTTTTCCGTCTCTTATGATCAAGAGTTCGCCGAGCCTCCAATCAGCAACATACCAATATCCTTGATAGTACGAAGGTCCATTTTCAACAGCTTTAACTGGTACGTCCCAAATCCTCTTACCGCTGTAGTCGAAGTAACCACACCTCGTGCCACAAGCTATGAATCCATCTGGTGTCATAGTAATTGCCATACCATATTTATCTCCAATGTATAGACCTTTGCTTATCACTTTTCCGTCTTCTGAGAATAAGTACACATAACCACTTTCATTGACGAACCCGAATCTCTTGTTAGAAAATGAGACTCCCTTGATACCAAAATATGCGCGTCCTCTAGCTATAGCGCTTCCCGTTTCATCGAAAATATAAGCACGTCCATTATCAGATGCAACTCCTAGATGTCCTGTTTCGCTATATGCCAAATCATTGATGGTGTCTCCGATATAGTACTTCCAGACTTGTTTCAGCCCGCTCACCGCGCCTCACCCGTGTCCCAATAGGGGATCGGGGTTAAAAAGTTTTGTGGTTATTGTTCTATTGCTTCAGAGAGCGGTGTGTAGCGCATAGTGTAGTGTAGTGTGTTAGTGTAATAGAAGGTCAGTTAGTAGGACACAAGGCTTAATACGATTAATCTACTTATAGTAATATGTGAAAGGGAAGCACTCCGCTGTTCTTCTCCTTTATGTTGCCCCTAGCCTTCTTTATCTGTTCCGTGAGCGCATTTATGTCTGTGGTTAATATCAAGGCGCTTAGCGTAGAACTAGGCTCATGCACATAGCTGGTCAGCACAGCCACCTTATTCTTATTCTTATTCAGGATTTCTAGGTCGCTGGCCTTACCGACGACATATACCATGTTAATAGCATTATCGTCTCTGCTCTCGCTAGAATTATCGGGATGGTAGAACAGCTGCACCAGAACTGGCGTTAGGTTGCCTTGTTTGGTTCTGACATTGATGTAACCACGGTTTATGCGCCTAAGGTTAATGACGCCCTCTGTGATGGTCTTGCCTAAGGCGACCTTCTTACTCCGAGTGCTGGCGACTTCGACATCTTCGCCTATCTTAATGTTCCTTGGGAAATAGAACTGAACGCCAATGGCAACCTTCGGCGCAGTAACTAAGAGCCAGAGGTCGAAGTCCCTTAGGCTCTGGCGCTTTGCTAGTGGCCAGCTGTGGGCAACGACAGGCGTCTTACCAGTCAGGTCTATTATGTGGAAGTTGATAGGAGTCTGTATCCTAGCCACTGCTACTCACCCCCTTCAGTTGCTATCGTTGCCATCCTGAGTTTTATTTTCCTGTTCGCCTTCTTGCGAACAGGATTTGGTAACCACCAGCGCAGTGTCGCCGTTCTTGCGGGCCACTAGGACGAACCTGTAGCAGTCGGTGCTCCAGATACATTCACTTCCCTCCTTTGGCTTGTACGGGCAATAACGCGTGTAATCTATCCTGAGATGACCGCTGGCCTTTACCTGTTCATCTGTCTGCCCGTAGACCTTAAGCAGCGGTACAGCAACTGCACAGGAACGGCGGTCTACCTTTGTTAGCTCAGTCGCCGTATAGTATACGTCCGTGCCCTGTACCTTTATCTCAGGCTTAAGGAACCTGCTCTCTATCCTGACGGTCTTTGTTACTGGCTCTAAGTATATCTTGCCGTCGCTCTTTAGTATGTTGAAGACAGTATCCACCTTACCACGCGAGTTAACGGCCACCATACCATATGCCTTCACCATTAGCTGGTTGACTATTTCGCCCTCGTCATAATCGGCCGCTATGTCGGCAACGTCCTCAGGTGTCAGTATCTTGCCATTCGTGTCAGTTAGGACAATAAGGCCTATGTTCGGTATGTAGCGACCTACGAAGTCGGTATTAATGTCTATAGTTTCAATTTTAGCGCTAAAGCTGTTATCAAGCTTTAGTATTTTGTATTGACCGGTAGGATGGAGCCACAATCTGACGCTGAGCTTGTCGTTAAGCACGAGCAGAGTACAACTACGAGCACCAGGACATACCTTGCATCCTACTGGCCTAGTGACATTAGCTACGAGAAAACCATGTCCGCTAATGACCCTCCAGCCGATGTCTGGTAGCCTTACGAGCTTTGGAACAGGCATATCATAACGTTTTACCTCGACCACCACACCTCACCGATGTATATCTAGGCTACATTGTTTAAAAGTTTTTTGGTATGCTCAACCTCATTAGATAAGTCAGATTGGGATATCTTCTTAGCAACCGAGGCAAGATACTTGAGAGATAATTTCACTACGTCCTTTTTACTGCTCTTTATGTTCTGCCACGGCGTCATGACTAGTGTTGAGTTAACCGGTTTCTCGTCAACCGTGACCACACTGTTCTTAGTAATCTTGCCCTTAGAGAACGTGTATGGTTTAATGTAGCCGGCCTGCCACAGGATATAGCTTGCCGCATAGGCTATACTGCGATGCTGCCTATTAACACGCTTTAATGTCTTTGCTTTTGCGTTGAGGTCAGTATACACTAAGAAAGCCATCACAATGGCTGCGGAGACGGCTAGGCGGCGTACTTCGGCCGGAGGAACTCTGCCGTTGACATAGTTGAACTTCACGCGATGTGTAACAGTATGTACCACGATAGTATACTTGCGCGAACGCCTATGGTCTATAATCAGCCGCCTGATATATAATTCGTTTGGATTGGTGAAATCTATACTAAGCCACGCGACCTTGATCCATCTCTTTTGTGATTTGCAGAATACTGTCCTCCACAGCTTTGCCTTAAGACCGCTGTCCTGAAGCTCGAAGAGCACTCTAGTTTCATCTGGTCTCGAAACTGTTCTACCGAAGGCACATAGGTTGTTTGCAGTAATGGTAAACGTCTGAGCCGACTTAAGGTCGTCATTCCTAGTCTTTCTGTACTGATACTTAATGTTTCCATTGATGTGAGCATCAATGGCGCTTGTCTCAAGAACATCAAAAATAACCTCTCCTGTATCTAGGCATACATACGTGTAGGTATCAGGATCGAATATTAAGTTCCTACAGTTGAATGCTGCTACCACCGTAGCCCACCAATTCGGTTCTTGTCACTTCGATTAATAAGTCTATTGGTATGCTTTCTATTTTGTATAGATGCGAAGGCTGGTTCGACGTACGTAAAACTTTTAAACCACAAAGCCAAATACTGTGCCCGGAGGTGTGGGTGAGGTGGCAGAAGGGAAGGTATACCTCATAAACTTGAGTCAAATACCGTTTGTTCTTGACACCGAAAAGGTCAAGAGAAAGGATGACTGGTTATTCGGTACGCTAGTGTTCCACCGTAAATGCATAGAGTACTACACGTTCTGGCCAAATCAATCCCCACCATATACGACAGGCAACGGTAGGGTGTGCGCATACTACGAACCACCTAAGTGTCGCATACCATTTTACTATCACTTCAAAGAATATAAGAGGCCACGGTGGGACTGCTCGCCATGCTACTACTACGTCACGGGAGCGTTCAACGTGTTCAAGCCAAGACCAGAGATCAAAGAGAAGTACGGTGACGACGTAGTCGCATGGAGAGAAATAGTGACACCGTTTGGCAGGGGTATAATAGTAGTTAGGCAGAACAATGATCAGGACAACGATAAGTATACCATAGAGGTAGTTAAGGATGTAGCGATACCATTAACTCTAGCTGACGAAAAACGATACTTCTACAAGCCAAATCTAAAGCTGAAACTAAGCAATGACCTAGACATTAGAGTTCTTATCGGGGCTCAAATAGGGTACTACTACGACGACGAATACAGAGCATACTCAATAAAGACAAGTGGCGGAAAGCTATACTGTAGCTGTGAAGTAGGGGGCTTCTTTGCAGCAGAAAAGGTCAGAATACGTGAGATACAGCTAGAGGGGAAGTTTATGATAAAGACCATAACAACGTACAGAAAGAGAGATCCGGAGACATACAAGCTGTTCTGGCACGAAGAAGAGGAAAAAGAATGTTACTCACCAATAATAGAAGAGGGTGCGGTGAAAATAGTAAGTGTGCCGTGTGAATAACTAGTCGTATGTTAGTACTCTAAATTTTTACTTTGCATTCCCTTTAGGGACCAAACCCATCCTAATCCTAACTTATTTCATACTTACTTTCATATCTGGATCTAACCCTACGAACACACCACTTGCCATTCCCTGATGGGACGTTTGCTCCCGTCCTAGCTTAGGGGGAAAACAGGTTATATGTTTTTCGCTCGCTAGACGTAGTAGCAGATGAGCGGGTAAATGTTCTTGTGTGACTTAGTACACGCCAGCCTTATTAGTTCCTTGAGCTCATCCGTTAGGTCTTCCACACTAAGTCCTTGGTTCAGAAGTGCATTCATCAGTATGCTCAGCGCCTTATCGTAGTTACCAAGCCATATCTGGTTGTCAAACTCTTTGCACATCTTCTCGAGCTTGCTGGTATAGCTTGACATTCCTAAACTTCGAGCTCTTTCGAACTCGTCGCATAGCGGCTTCAGTAGCACCTTAGCATTAATCCTGTCCGTGTTCATTCTATTCACCTTAGAATGTCGAGAGAGGCCTAGCCAGACACGACGCGTCCTTAGCGATCGCCAGCGATGTGCTGACGCTAGGCAGAGTGCTGTATGGTACTGCAACGAACACAATGGAGTCTATGTGGTTGTCACTGGTGTCTGGTGTGTCGTGAGCGACTTCAGTTAATTCAAGATAGATGTCGGCGTCTGGCGTGAATGGGTTATAGCCTTGTATGAAGGATAAGTTTGAACCCAGCTGTGTACTGTCATAGTATAAGTCGAAGTTCTGGTCAGCGGCACGGGCATGCAACAATACGCGATGCCATTGGCCATTGGCTTGATACTGACCCAAAGTGCGGTACGTTGTATCGTAGTAGCCTATGTTGGTGCCGTAGTCAACCCACGGCGAAGTCCCACCGAACCAGACATATGGGCCTGCCCAGCTGTCATTACCGTTAACCACGTCCCTAGTACCCGGTATATGTCCTGAACCGGCGTTCTTCATAAGCCAGTTAATCTTTAGTATGAATATGTCTGCGTACTGTATATTGACACCGTTCGTTGCAGCAGCATTAGTAACTTGATCCGTGCTCTTCATCTGCCATAGTGAACCCGGCGGATCAACATAGAGATTAGTATCAATTGTAGAATGCGGATCCATGTAACGTAGCTGGGATGAATCGCTGAGGTCATAGTACAGCGTTACGACATCAGTTGCGTTGGCCGTGTAGGTAGGGTTATCCGGATCGCAGTACAGCTTGAGGCTTACTGTGCCAGAGGCCGGCAGGTCTACCTTGAACCAGATGGAGTAGTAGCCGGGGTATACAGGATTCGCACCATTGCCATCAGGCCAGAAGGTTACTGGGTTGCCGTTAGAGTCCTCTAGGCGCATTTGAGAGAAAGGACAGCCTAGGGCTTGTATCTGCTCTTGGGGTATGTCGGCAAAGACTGGTGCAGCAGTGTATGCAGATGAGTCGTTATTAGTAACGTCTATTTTGATGTACGCATACTGCTTAACCATTGACAGAAAGGCTGCCTCGGGCACGGTGCTACCCATAGATGGCTAGACAGAAATAAGAAAAAGAAGGAAAAAACGCTAGAGAGTGAGAGTCAAGCGGGCGTAATGAACCTCGTCGCAAGCATGCTGGTCAGCGTTCTCTCTACATGCCTTTAAAACCTCAAGTGCCTTATGGCATAAGTCCTCGTTCTTTGCGATGATATCTCTGGCCATTGGTGTCAAGCTAAGATAGACGTACTTGCCCTTACGTTCAGATGTAAGAAGTCCCCTCTCTATCAAGCGGTATATCACCTCTTTATTTATGTTGTACATCCTCTGTATGTCGGCCTTCTTTGTAGTACCTATATGCACCAAGTAGAGCACGGCGCACATTGGAACGGTGAGCGTGATGCTTGCCATGGCATCACCTCAGGGCACAATGTTGGCCATCTTTGGGAGTAGCATTAAGCGTATTTCATTGGGTACTGGTACGCAGTAGAACTTGAACGTAATGCTGGGCTTACTGCCGAACTGCTTTCGGGTGTACTGAGCCCTTAGTGCACGGTAGATGTCGTCCTTCGAGGCCTTAATGCCCATCTCCTTGAGGGCTTCGAGCACTTGCGTAACGTAGTCCTGTCTCAGGATGTGGCAGAAGCCAGTCTTTGGTGTGTCAATGAAAGTCGTTACCTCACGAGCACGTTTAAACGCCTTCACAATATCGTCCCTAATGTGCTTACTTACGTGGCCGTAAGGTATCTGTATGACTTGGTAGTTGTTGTTTTCTATATCACGTGCGACGTTTGCGAAATAGAGCTGGGACACAAGCTTGCGGAAGTAGTACTCGCCCACCATAATGTCCACCAGTACCAGAAAGGTAGGGTGTGTTTAAAAACTAAACGGACTTTGAGCTATGCTATGTAGAAGTATTTCAGGACTGGACTGCTTCGGCTTCCTTCGGCTGGTCGCCGTTAGAGGCTGAATCCTGAATGCTGTAGCTGAAGGTTATGACGTTTCGCTTGCCCTCGAAGTGGCTGTGCACCATATCCAGTATTGCCATATCTATCTCCTTCAGCACCTTCCTAACTGTGTCGGCGTCGTCTTCACCGTCTAAGATGAACTTGATGGTGTAGATGGGCCTCTCGGGATGCTTGCCGAACGTTATAATGCTTGTGCGGTCGCCTATCAGCTGGTCTACTTTGTTTAGAAGGTCGAGTATTGCCCTGAACTGGTCTCTGGTTACCTTGCCCTTCACAATGCGCAGCTTGTATACGCTGGACATCGGCAGAGCACCTCTAGCGTTGCTTACTTGGGCAGCGGTATCACCATACCGGGAGCGTACTCCGGAGTGGTGGTTGCAACTATTATGACGTTCTCGCCCTCGACCAGACCAACGGTCGGCATGATGGTGTTGGCGATGCAGACAGAGGCAGCCTTGACCCAATCGGGGCCAGTAAACTTCAGCGCCACTATGGTGGCGTTCGGCGTGAAGTTGTTCAGTATAGTAGTCCTGAGCATGTTTGCATACTTAGGGAAGTTGGCCGGAGTTACGTCCCTTGCGTCAACGATGAGCAGGATTATTTCGCCCTTGGCTTGGGCTTGGACGTTCATACAGCTTCGCCCGTTAGATAGTGTAGTTACCCTAACACGGTATATAGGGTAGCAGAGTATGGACGTGCTTCTGAGGAAGGGCAAGGGCAGGATTATAGTGAGGCTGAGGTGCTTCGGAACACCGGTACCTTGGCTCTGGAACCTAGCACTGTACGCTAGGGACGTAGTGTTCTATCATACGGAAGACGGAGAGGTCGAGATAGACTGCATTGACGGGAGCGCGGGGGCGTTCTGGGCAATACACAGGATGGTAGGCAAGCCGGAGAGTCCGTTCCTTGAGTGGGCCAAGGAGGGGAGCGACTGTCTGCTGATAGATAGGGGAGGAAGGGTATGGGAGCTGAGGTACGTACTGGGGCCAAACGGAGAGGTTTACAAAGTATGCGAGAACAGGGTGAAGGACATAAGCGAGTTCAGAAGGCTGGCAAAAGACGTCTTCTGGGTAGTATCTCAGAGACTCTGACCATGCGGTATTTCAGGACGCTGGCCTTAGATGGGTTCTTGATGATGACTCGAACGGCTTCTGCCAGATCCTTCTGGTTCTTAGTGTAGCGTATGCTGATGTGCTTCTTCATCATGTCCGTAACTAGCTTGAAGTGGGTCATGTAGCCAAGTAACTCGGGATAGTTGTGCTTTAGGAAGACCCTAAGCAGTAGTGCGCCGCCAATGAATATCTTTGTATATGCGAGAGACCTCTGATGGGTCAGCTCATCCTTATTGAAGTACTTTGTAATTATCATCTTTATGGCCGGTAGGCTCTCAACGCGTAGTCCGACCTTCTTGTCGTCAGCAAACAACCGTTCGAACGGTTCACCATCGTAGTAGAACCTGAAGTCGTGCATCAGGATGCCGAGGTCGCTTATGGTGCTGGTGAGGTCGAATGTTATTCCTCTTCTGGACTCGGGAACCGCCTGATCGCTGTATATCCAGAAGTCGGGTACCTCGTTGATTCGGTAGTACATGTCAATGATGTCGGCTATTGGCTCTGGTACGTAAATGGTCGTCGGCGCGCTGTTTCTGGTAAAGGCGCTGGTCATTGCGAGCTTGCCGTACTCTTGGCCTAAGTCTCTGGCGAGCTGCACTACGTAGTTCTTGGCCATGCCGTAGTTGAACTGGCCACCACACCTGCGTAGATCTATCAGACCCACGTTGCGAATGAAGTTTATGTGCTTCAGCTTGGCTATGCTGCACTTAACGCGCTTGAGATTGAAGTTGCCTATGAGCGCTGAGAGCATATTGTAGGCATCCTGACTTGCAAGGAGTATCTGCTCCAAAGGGTGGCGCACGATGCCGTACTGTATGAGCTGGGTGGCGAAGAGCTGGCGAGGAACTGGCGTCGCATAGCGCTTGGCAAGGGTCATTGCTTGGCTAAGAACCTCTTGGAACTTTGAGTTTAGGTAGCTGGTCTTGCACTTCTTTTCGTCGTAAAGGATGCGCTTGGCGTCGAGTATGGCCTCGGCAAGGCAGGTCGCTGCAGCAACGCGCTGGTTTATGGTAAAGTCTCCCATGTTAGAGACAATGTAGTCGGCAAGAACGTAAGCTGTGTCAATTATGTCCTTCATTATCTGAGGGCTGGGTCTAATGAGCATCCTTATTGAGGCTTCAGAGATGATGCTGTCGGCAAGTATGTCGGTGAGGTCAATTACCTCGAAGTAAGAGCCACGATGCTTGTCGTAGCGATATACGAGAGTCTGCGCGCGGTGCACCTCGTTAGGCCCCGGTATGGTGCGGAACTCCTCGTTGGGATCTTTGCTGAATGGCGATGGGGCCCTAACGTAGGCGCTGTGCTGTATGACGGTTCCGCAGTTAGCACAGACGTAGGTTTGGGTTTCTTCATCAAAAATCACCATACTCTTGCCGCAATAGGGACAGACTGTCGGTACCCTACCATCCACCCCAATCACCGTATCTATGCTATCTGGCACGCTATTTTTGCATTAAAGGGATGTTATCTAATGTAATAGAATTGAGGCCAGCTGCTCCGGCGTGAAGGAGCGCACTATGGTACTTGGCCTCTCCAAGGCATTGAGTATTGGTCTAGTGAAGCAGTCAGGAGGTGAGAACAGAGGCGAAGCTGGGAAAGCTATGATGAGGGGAACCTCCTTATCATAGTACACTAGGAAGTTGGTGCCGTAGCGCTGTACGTGGTGCATCCTCACATACATGCTCAGCGGTATCCTGCATTCCTCGACCATGTAGTAGCCGTTGGCCGTCTTCTTCCTCCTTCTATAAACGCTGGGTCTGACCTCGGTGCAGTTTGAGGAGTCGGTTCCTAGGCAGTTCAGGATGTCGAGAACGGCATCCTTAGAACCAGCAACGAGCGCAGGAAGGTCGCTAAGCTTGCATACAGTAAGGACTGCGCCTTCGGTGCAGAAGCGCTTGCGGAGAGGTAAGTGCAGTATGAAGTAGTGGTAGTTGCCGTTGATGACCTTAGTGCGCGTCTTGAATATTGAGGCCCTGAAGTACGTCACTTACACCACCTCCTGAATCTTCTTTGAGCAGTCAATGACCTTCTCAACGGGCAGCCTGTACTTGCCGTCTTCATGCTCGACGCAGGATAGAGGTACGATGAAGAAGTCGGGGCCCTCAGTATCGTAGCGAACGGCCACGTAGGCCTCAGCGCCCCTATCGGCCCAGTACTTCAGCGTCCTGTACTGATCTTGCGAGAGATAGACTGTTTGGCGCCTCTGCCTTCTCTTGACCTCGAAAACGAGAAGTCTTCCTCGCAGAAATGCGATTATATCAGGATAGGGGAAGCGCTTAGCCTTCGCCCCGCTCGCCGGAGCCCTCAGAACTGCGTATCCGTACCTCATCAGTATCTTCGCTAGGTAGTACTCCGCGTACCGACCCTTGGTGTAACTCTTCCCGCCCATCTAGCAGATACCCTAGTGCAGTATAGTATGCATCAATCATATCGAGTCGTACATCGGAGTCGGAGAGCAGTTCATACCATCTGGAAAGTATGTTATTTATCGGATCCGATGGTACGGGAATGTCATGCAATTCCATCCTGATGTTGGCGCCCGCTTCTACACCGTCGTTGACCTCAGGCGTGAAGAGGGGTCGTGTGAAGAACGTGTCAACGTCGAATTCGGACGAATACTCCGCCGTGCACGATATGATCTGTATATAGGCTTTGATAGTATGAGGGAAGATCACAAAGTAGCCACAATCCTGAAGTGCTGTTAGTGCAAGTGCAAGGTTGGCAATGTAGTATCCGACAGGCATGTTAACGGCCATCATGGCCAGTAGCTCATCTTTATACCTCGAAATGCTCTGTATTAACAACTGGGGTAGATTGGGTGTGGCGCCCAAGTTACTACTAGGCATAGCAGTTGACACCGCCGTATCGTTAGTGACGTTTGGAATATGGGGCGATGTACTGAAAACGATTGCCGTATTCTTAGCGCTCTTCATATGGGATGTTGCACTTACTCTGAGCAGACCTAGGAAGCGCTAATCCTGAACCTCCAGCAGCTTCGCAAGCTCTTCGCTGGCCTTCTTCACTATCTCGTCAATATCAACGCCCTTGATGTTCTTGAGAGCATTGGCTACAGCCTTGGCCGTAAGCTTCTGAACCTCGCTCCTTACAGCTTTAAGCATTGTCTTCTTGATGTACTTCTCGAACTCCTTCTCGCCGAGCTCCTCTATGAGGTATTGAGGGTCGTATCTCTTTAGCACCTTGACAATGTTTCCCATTTTGCCCACGTTGCCCATTCTTTCTATCGTTAGCAAAGCCGTAGCATAGATCATTACTGGAGCCAGCTTGTAGCCGTATATCTTGTGCAAGATCAGTATCAAATCATAGTATTCATCAAGATTTGCGCAGATATTCTGAAGACGCCGCCTCATACTAAGCACCAGCATACTGCTAGTACAGGATGGATGAATAACTTGGAGAGGATAATGAGCCCCCTGCTGCAGAAAATAATACGCAAAACGTACCCGGGGCTACTGCTCAGCCCTAAGTCCTGGAACTCAAGAGTGGCCAAGCTGATAGAGGAAGAACTGAGGAAGTACAAGTTTACCATAGGCGGAATAACGTGTGTACGAACGAACACGCTGGTATTTGACCCATACTTAGGCAGGATGTTAGTTAAGTACAAGTGCTCAAGCATCAATACTAGGGCAAAGAACATCGTAATGGTAGATTCGAGCAGAGAGGAAGAAGTGATAGAGAAAGTTAAGGAGTTTGTCAAGAAGGATAAGAACAAGAGAATGGCAATATGGTTGCTGATGGGGTACGACACAAGGGTCAGCATTCCCAGAATTGACGTTTTCAGGAGGCTGTGGGAAGGCGGTGCCCTAGTTGAAGCGGTTGTCAGGATGAACAAGTTAGATATAAAGAGCAAGATAAGGGCCGTGTGGGGCTTCGCTCCGACTGGATTCGTAAACGCAACAATGCCCATGACGGAGAGCTTCAGCAAACCGTCGGCAGTACCATTGCTTACGGTAGTGGGAGGCAAGCTGGCCGTGTACAACGTCATGCCGACGATGTGGAGCAACTGCATACCGATCGAGGGCAAAGTGACCAGAGGTCCTGACAAGGGGGAGAGGGTAGCGATGTGTTTGCCGGGCCTTATGGCCGCTACGCAGAAAGTCCGGCACAATATGAACTTAGCATCAATAATAAAGTCGGCCAGAAAGGTAAGCAAAGAAAATGAGGTGATCAAGGAGCTTAGAGAAGTGATGTTGAGAGAAGTACTGCCGCTAGTGACAGAGCAGTCGCAAGGGCCTGATACTCAAGACTCTTAAGCGGCTTTGGGTGGAAGTAGAGGTACAGCAGGACAGCTAGGAGAAGGATGGCACCAATGACGGCCGTGTAGATGCTTGCCGCCGCGCGTCTGAGGGCGCGCCCAAGCCTCATTTGCTACCACCCTTCTGCGCTTTCCAGTACTTGTAGCAGAAGGGCTTAAGGAAGTTCTCGAGCTGGACGGCCTTAGCTGGTTCTGTGGTTTTGAGTATCTCTATGGCGTCCTTGGCCACTAGACATGCGTCCCTTCTGTTCCACTTCTTCTCAAGTATCCTGAGCGCGAAGATGAATGCCGCTATCAGCGTTATGAGATAGGTTATTATGGTGTTGATAGTTTGGGGGTCAACCATCCTGAACCCACCTAGTGTGCTTTTGGTACTACGCGTGTAGAAAAGTATTTTTAGTGCGGAGTACAGGATATCTGGGGTTCAGGATGAGTGGCGATTATTCACATAATCATACCATTACTCTCCCCACCAGTTATTCGAAGACCGATACTAACATCAAAGGGGACACCCATAGCGACTCCAAGAATAAGAAAACGAGAAAGTGGCAGACAGTAATACTGCCTGTATCGCTAAGAGAGAAAATAAAGGAAGAGGCCAAGAGGGAGGGCAAGGCAATGTGGCAGATCATAGCAGAGGGCCTAGAGTGCAGGGAGAGGGAGAAGACCAAGAACTGGGCAAGGAAGGCCACAAACGACCTAGACCGCACAGCGTACTACATAATGAAGCTGATGACGGCTGTGGAGAGGTTCAAGATAGCACCAAGCTTAGAGAACCTAGAGTGGGTGGAGAAGACAGCGAGTCAAATAAAACAGAGGCTCGGCGTGGATGTAAGCTACGTAGTGAACGCTGCCAAGAGATACCACAGGACAAAGGACAAGAAAGACTTAGTGGATCTTAACATGATGGCTAAGATGGCTATTGCTGAGCTAATTGAGAAATCTCTTCTGGGGCAAGGCTCCTAAGGAGCTCTGCAAGCATTTCCAGCTTCGATAGTATTTCGTCATAAGCGCCCTGAACTACTGCTTCCTTCACTACGTACTCTCCAAGCTTCGTCAATTTTATCTCTTCCCCGTTTGAGATAAGGCCCTCATCCATCAGTTTGCGCACTATTGTATAGAATGTACTCTTCGCTAGTACCCTATCCTTGCGATCCTTAATGATGTGGCGGTACATGTCGTAGATGCTACTGAAGCTGCCGTGTTTATGCAGAAGAAGCAGGACGACCAGCTCGACGGGGCCGAGAGTTATCTCTCGGCTGCAGCACTTCACCTTTGCCTTCAGCCTCATGTTGTATCACCCTTAGATCTCGTACGTTACTCCGCCCCTCCTCCTTCTCCTCTTGAACATCCTTGTCATCATAAGCCTAGCCTTTATCTTCGCTCGTTCTTCCATTACTGTATTGTACAGCATATCGTAGCATGAGTCAGGATCTATCTGCCTTCCCTTTGCCGAGAGTGTAGCTGCTATGCTCTCGCACAGCTCGCGTATGAGGTCGCTCACCTCGGAGTCCTCTGCCTCTTCGATGATCTGGTTGAGGAGGGTTATGGTGTCGTTTCTCATTTGCTGGAGTTCAGGATCGCCGCCGAAGATGGCATCCACAACTTGGAACAGCTTAGGTATGTACAACTATACAACACCAAGTTATGTGTAGCGCGGGAGTAAAAGATAAAGTACCAAACGGTGTAGAGGAACTTAGAAGGCACATAGTACTGGACACACGCAGAGTTGGCGACGCTATTTGAATAATCTTGTGTAGTTTGCATTTTATTTCCTCTAATAATTATGATTATTCATATAACTACGAATTCCCTGTTGGGACATCCAATCAGGATTTAGCAAAAGAGGGTTTTAATCCTGACGCCAAGTGCTTGAGCAGATTCATCGTTTCTCTATTTGGCGGCGGGTAGCAGGTAAGCGGTCTGTTCTGAAGGTCGTAGAAGTGCGGCGTAGGTATCCTGTCTGGCACGATGTCGAGTCCCCTCCTAGGCGTGAACGCTGAGATGTACGTGCACTTATCCGTACTGCATACGCGTATGTAGTACTTGCCGCGGTAGTGCACGACCCACTTGTTGCTGTGTATATCTGGCTCTAGTCCCGTGAAGACGGCCACGTTCATCAGCTTCCCGCACTTGACGTCATTAGCGCTAATCGGCTTGGATCTGCGTATATGCAGTCCCTCTGTCACCATCGGCTTTGGGCAGCTAGGTGCGACCGCATAGAAGTAGCCGCTCATCTTGATGGCCGCAACACGTATGGTGGTTGGGTTCACTATGTCGTTCACCATGCTTAGCGCTGCTGTACTGTACTTCTTCACGTACATGTTGCTGGTATCGAGAACATCAACAAGGCTGTTCTTGAGAGTGCCCTGCAAGATGAAGCGGTGAGGGAACTTAGGTGTACGCAGTATGAGGTCAGCATGTATAAGGCAGAGCTGTTGTGTCATTGCAATCACCAGTCGCTGAGCATTTGCTTCGGCTTGGTTGCGCTACTACCATTGCTCGGGCCACCGTAGCGGTCGAGAAGCTCCTTGTTACACTTCAGTATGCTGTACTTGCTCAGCTTGTTGAGAACAGCACTCCATTGGGCTTCGTCAATCCTGCGCTGTATAACACACTTCCCTACCTCCTCTGGGCCGCTGTAATCTGCTAGAACAACATGTGCACTTCTGCCCCCTATGGCCTCAATGCTCATGCTGTTCTCCTTGAGGTACTTTAGAGCTCCCTCAATCAGCCACTTGTGCACTTCGTAGTAGGTATGCTCGCCAGACTTGAGAACCTCGTTCGGAAGCATTTCCACAATGTCGGGTATCCTGAGGTAGTCAACCTTGGCAGGTACAAGGTATATTGTTGCGTCTAGCGTAGCGCGCCTTATGGTTATTGTGTGAGGCGCGCTGGTTATGCTCATGCTGAGGTTGTCTAACGTACCTTGAGTCATGGTGTGAACGTTCTCCTTGAGGTGCAGAACCACTCTAATCCTTGGTATCATCATCATTGAAATCGGGATGTACTCGCTTACGCTGAAGCCGGCCTTCTGGGCAGCGCTGGCGTTGATGTTGAACGAACCGTAGAGGTTTATGACGGGCTCTGTGTGTGCCTTCAGCTTAACCGGGATCGGGCAGGATGGACTGACCTCGCATAACCTCAGTAGCTGTATGGTCTTGTCGCCGCCTAGGAACGGCGCTGGTGAGTTAATGCATACCTCTGCAAGGTCAGGATAGTCGTTAAGCAGCCACTCTTTCATGCTCTGCCTTATCATTCCCTTAGCAGTAAAACCTACTATCGGCATATCCCTCTTTATATCACCATCTATGTTTATGTTAAGGTTCCATTTGAGTATGGGGAGACAGTTTGGACTAGCCACCGCATCTCACCGCTGAGTAGTTAGGTATATACGGCTTAAAATCCTTGTGGCTGGCGTTTGTTGAATAGTTTGTAGAGCGTGTTGTGGAATACCTTAGAAGCCATACATGCAACGGTGTCGCCTTTACTGCACATGTAGTCAGAGGCCAGCTTTGCCTTGTTCCTCAGTTTATCGTTGAGAGGCAAAACCTTAGCCAGCTTGACACCAGTGCCTATGAGATCCGTGCCTTGCTGGTAGAGACGGTACAGAGCAGCGAAGGGTATGTGAAGTGCTGGAGTCCAATGGAGAGTCAAAGTTGAGTTAGTTGTGAGTTCGGCTATCCTGTCTGCTATGCGGTAAACGTCGCTGAGGTCGTACAGACGCTTGGTGTGTATGCGAACCTCTATGCCTATGTCTCTTGCTATATCAATGATGGGTTGTAGGTACTTCTCATCTGGTTCGCCCAGACAGGATATCTGCAACGCCATCTCGTTAACGTCGAAGCTGTACTTGCAGAGACCAGCCAACAGGCCGTAGCGCGCCACGGGTATGAAGTAGCCGGGAAGATGGCTGTACCAAGGCGTGCGGGTTCGGAATGCATTGCGTGCGGGGTAACGTAGCCTGCACTTTGAATCTATGTAAAATAGAGCTGGTATCTTGTGGGAAACAGAAGTAGGCGCAAAAAGGGGTGGAGCATGGATGGGCAAAGAGATACTGTTACAGTTGACTTTAAGGTGCTGGTTGGGTGCGGTGGTCGGGCTTATATTGTGAATCATCCTGATGCTGGCCATCACTATCATCCGTGCTATTATGTAGTACGCTGTGGCTATTTTTGGTTGCGCGCTGCTGCAGTATCTGCTCAACTATGGCCTCATTTATTATATCCCTTACGATGCTTGCACTATACAGAACCTTGAAGCTCGGGTCGTTCTTTAGGTAGTCATTCAGCATCTCTGCCATTCCTAGTTTTACAGGATCAACGGCCTTAAGCTTCAGGCTGATGCATATGGTAACGCCATCGAGCTCGCTCTTCCTCTCGACGCTGTAGTCAAGCACGATGCCCTCCCTAGCCAGCTTGGCCACAAGTCCGGCGGCCGTGTTCATTATCTGGTTTGTAATCTTGTTGATAGTGTTTATTATCCTAGTCCTGAGGGCGGGGTAATCGCCCTCTATTATCTTCTTTGCAATGCGGTACTGAACTTGCGGTATGATATTTGGCACAGCTACTCCACCATATCGGTTGTAGCACGAAGAAGCTTTAGTGATGGTTGGGCTATGGCGACAACCGCATGGCGGTACGTATCTGCATTTTCATCGTATAGTGCACAAAAATCAAGAAGGTAGTTGGTATCGTCCTGTTCTGTAAAGGGCATAAGGTCTAGGAACACAACGAAGTCAGCGTCGTACTCCCTGCTCAGCCCGCTTATTATCCTGTCTGCGTCCTTTTCGAAGCCAGTATAGTATACTATCACGGCCGATGTACAGCTGGTCATCGTTTTCGTCTTGCACACTATCGCCGGTGCTATGATTAAGCCACGGTGGCTCAGGATCTCTGACGCTGTAAGCATCAGGGTGCCAAAATGGGGGCAGCTCAACTGCATACTTCTCCCTAATCAGCCTCCTAGCTATCTCAGCCATTACTGCTGGGTTGGCTATTAGGTATACGAAGTAATTCTGTGTGTCCAGTAACTTAGGTTGCATGGCCTTGACGATGTCGTAGCTGTATGCCCTAACTATACGTGTAGTTGCAAAGACGTACATTGTACGCGATGATGGAACACGAACTGGGTACTCATCGTGCACGCCCAGAATTATGACCAGCTGGTTAATCTCCGGGAGCGATACTTTAGTGGACACTATTATTGGGTATTGACCCACGATCTTAGGTATCATTGTGATCACCGACGCCGGCACGACTTTCCTGTACTCTTCCTTGTCCGTCACCAGCACCGCATCCCTTGCTTCTATCTTTCCAATGATAGTGCCCTCTACGACAACCTTTTCTATACGTTTGAGATCAGGATAGGCAACCATCATCCATCTCGCCCGCTATCATCCTGACGACGTCTCAGCCTTGAGAGCACGCGTCTGAGTACGTGCCCGCTCTTGCCCTGACGATTCCCATGAATATTACTATCGCTATGTGAGATTGGCTCAAGGTTAGTATCTGAATGAGCAGTATTTTGAGAAACACGCGAGGAAGGTATCTGGGCCATACCTATACTGAGGCTATGCGATGCCTTAAGCTGCTTGGCCGTAGTGAAGAGGGCACCCAGCATACGCTGCTCAACTATCTGTACAACGGCCAAGGCGTACTTCCAGTAGTCGCCCAGTATCCTCTTGAGCCTCGCTACCAGCCACGTCATTATGTGGCCTAGATAGCTGTCCCTGAACAACCTCTCAGCAACGCCAGTAAGCCTCGCCATTACGTAAACATACATCAGCTTGGCAGTCTCCGTGCCTTCGAGGCCGAGCCTCGCCAGCACCTCCTGAACGTACTTCTCTATGTTGGATATCTTGGGCTGGTCTGGCGGCTCTGGGAGGTGCTCCTCGACGTATGTCATGTATGCTTCTACCTCATGCCCCTTAGCGCCGTAGTACTTCAGCATGTGCCATGGATGAAGCTTCTCCTCGGGACTGAGCTTTATGCAGCAGTAGTAGTTGAGGCTCTGTAGCGTCGCTAGGAAGTCGTGTCTATTCATAACATAATTCTCGATGTTGACTGCATCGCTTCTGAAGGCAAAGCCGTACCAATCCAGAAGCACGAACACGGTCATCAGAACAGCAGGATACAATTTGATGACGGTGCCCACCAGCCTCTTTGGTCTTACTGTCCTGAGCTTGGGATCTAGGGCATGTGCCAGCCCAGCAGCATTGAGTATTAACATAGCCTTGTTTATTGCATAGATATCGTCATCGTTCAGCTCACGGTCTAGGTATATGGATAGTGCATTTCTGAGTTCAGAGTAGCCAAGCTGGGGTCTAGCATTGACAGCGTACTCCATCAGAAGCACGTACATTATGTTCTTGGCCATCTGAATGACATCTGGCGTCGCCCTCTTGGCCCACTTGTCATCAAGCTCGACTAGGTACTTGACGCGTATGTCAATGTACTTCTCAATGACTGGATACAGGATTTCTATGATTATCTTAACGCGCGCGTCAATTATCCATTGGGGCACTTCATCGTAGTACTCCCTGCCCAAGAGCTTCTTGAGCCTCCTCCTCATTGATGCGCCGAACTTCCACTTCAGTATCTTGATGACATATCTGGTGTAGTCTTCCCATGGGAGCATCCTTCCAGCGAACCATTGCACTCTGGTAGCAATGTATGGAACAGCATAGGCAGGGACAAGGAGCTTGGGCTCATCACCATAGAAGAAACGGATCTTACGGACACGTCTGTCTATGTATACTCCAATGACATCGAACTGCTTGTCTTTTCTAAGGATGGCATGTATTGGCCTAGGCTGCCCCCCGCGCTTCTCCCTCTTGGGTTTCACTTTTGAGAGACCTTGGATCAGCTCATCGAGGTTTCTGGCTTTACACACAACCTTGTCGGGCCTAGGGCCGTAATCAGGATCGGGAGTGCAGTCCTCGCGCCAATAAAGTTCGTGGGAGTTGATATTTACTTCGTGCTCATTGTTACGTTCATGATCATTAGCGTAATTCGAATCAATGCCATTAGGACTGCGCATCAGGTTCTGCACGGCCCTTACCCGCTGTCAGCATAGGGCGCGTGAGGTATATGAAGCTATGGCGCCATGGGCAAGCCCTCTGGGACGCTTAGTGTTTTACTGCTTAGAAGATCCTTGGCTCTCATGAGAGAACGACAGCCATACCGAAAACCCGTGAATTCATTCTATTGTGATGTAATGTGTGACGCGCGTGGTTTGTGTGATTCCAAAATTACCGCGTCCCGGCCACGCGTTCGCGCCCCCTACATGACAGACTCATTCAACGGAACATAGAATCTTTCTATGCCTAGTAGAATACATAATTTTCTGAAACACGTTTTGATAAAGAGAAAACATGATCATTTAAAAAAGCTGGTCATTTACGCTCGCGCGGAAACAAGGTAAATAGCCTTAGCAATTTACCAGTCCATGAGAGTGATTTTCGGCGTGTTCAAAACTTTTGGTGAAAGTTTTTCAAAATTTTGAACAAAAGTTTCTGTTCTCTTACATGAGAATGTTCGTTTAAGTACATTATTTTAAGAATGGTCTGTACATGAACATAAATTGCATCTGGTTGCTGAATTGTTCTCAAAAAAGAGATAAAAAAGAGAGAAAGCGAGCAAGAAAGACTTTGAGATTGGGCTTTTCTTAATCATTAAGGTTATTATCATTGTTCGGGCTAAGGATGGCAATGGGCTGCCCGTACGTGTGATGGTTCAGAGCTGACCATGGCATTAATACTGCAAACCACCTAAGCGTAAGCGCTAACCAAGGACTGATGACAGCACCTCCCATGAATTTTGACTCATGCCGATTGTGCTCCTTATGTACTGCACTAAGTTAGCCAACAGGTACTTATCGTTTTCGTTGTCTAGCTGTATTCCTATTCTTTTCATTATGTCCTTGATCTCGTACTTGAATACTGATCCGGCCGCACCCGAATCGCTGCTGTAGAACCTAGTGTGGTCTTTCCATTTCCTAACGAACCTTCCATGTAGCCCGAAGAAATGAAGTCCGATTTGGTATTGGTAAAGTTCATCACTATTCAGAAGAGGCTCCATGAAGTCCAGCTTACCCCTTGCTTTGCCATCGGCGAGCAGGGTTAGGCTGGAGTTCTTGCGCACACAGACGGAGCCAACGGCAAGCACAGGATTGAGCCTTGCGAGCTCGAGGTGCTCGTAATACAAGTAATATGATATATGGTACTCGTGCGGAGTGTAGCCCTGAAGGACTGGCCTCAGCTGTCTGTCGTAGCCGTATGTCTCTAGGTAACGCCTGTGTAGCTCGAAGGTAAGCTGTATCCTGTACAGCCTCTCCCTTGCTTTGACGAATTTCCTGCCATGAACTGGTATGTCTGGTAGGGCTACGAAGTTCCATTCCCTAGCCCTCTGTGCCCTGTTCAGGTTCTCGAACCACTTCACAATCATGTCCTCGGTTATGTCTACGTGAACGTTTAGGTCAACCCTGATGAACTGGAACGCACTGTTGTCCAACGCCATTGGAATGTCAGGATATTCGGTGGCTATCCTGATCAGGTCTTTGCGAGGTATCATGAGGAAGCCGGGAGTGGGCAAGTTGAGCTCTTTCTGAAGGACCAAGAACTTGTCGTAGTTTGCCACGACGTGTTCGGCCTGTTTGTTCGTGGCCCTAACTGCGAGGTAGAACTCTCTCAATACAGACACCCAGCGGTTCAGGATGAGTACGGTATTTCAGGATTGAGAGTGCTATGCTCTCTGAGCTAAGCTTGATACCACGGAAAAACCCGTTTTAAATACAGTTCACTACATAGTAATTCATGAGTGAGACGATGCCCGTCCCAAGGAGCTTGAGCGACAGGGTGAAGAAGTACACCGCCAAGTACAACCCTGATACCATCAAGGCAAGGCTCAGTCAAGTTCAGCAAATCGCGGAGGACAGGTTCATAGACGCTACCCCTTGGATCGTTACCATAAGAGAGGCCACTAGGAACATATTGCAGACTGCCGGTGTACCTGCTGGGCTCCACGCCGTGTACTACTCCTTCGCCATGAGGGCTGCCAGCAAGGCAATGAAACACACCGGCGAGACCCTAGACCAGATACTAACTGGAATGATGGACAGGTGGGTAACTGCCTTCGGAGCTGACCCGGCTATTTTGGAGCAAATCGCGAACTTGGTCAAGACCGTGAGGGGGTAAGGGGGTGAGGTGACATGAGGCCTAGGAACTTTGGTGATATGTACAGGAAGTGGAAGGCCAAGTTCGACCCCGACACCATAGCCGCTAGGTTCGAACAAGTGAAGGAAATAGCAGCCGAAAGATACGAGTACGCTATGAGCTACGTGGCCACTGTCGTGGACAACGTCAAGGCCCTACTGAACAACCTCGACGTGCCGGCCGCCCAGCAAGGTCCCTACATAGCACTAGCAGAGAGGCTGGTGAAGTACAGCTTCAAGCACGGCGGAGCCACCTTGCAGAGGCTAGCCGCCGGCCTCAAGGCCGAGTTCGTTACTGCCTACGGACTAGACCCGACCATAGCCGACGAGGTCATAAAGCTGGTCCTCGGAAGCGCTCCCGCCTACTAAAACTAAGTTCTTTTTTCATACCTGCTTTGAGACGTCTTGCAGTACTTGCTTTGCTATTGATATACTCTTCATCAGTAACTCTACCGTATCTCCCCTCTCAACGTCCTTCCTTAGTGCTTCCGCCAGTTCCTCCTTACCCATCAGCGCAAGCTCTCCCATCATGATGCTACCCAGCAGGACGGCTATCTGATCCTGAAGCGCTTCAAGACCCTTGACCGTGCTGCAGAAGCTCACCTTCTCAGACTTAGCTTCCTTTCCAATACTCAGGATTGACATCATCACAGCGTTCGCTAGGTTCTCTATTGCACGGTACTGGGCCCTAGGCATGCAATCCTCTATAACCCTCTTGAAGTCTATTATTGTCTCGCCTATCGTTATAAGCCTCTTCAGAGCTTCTTCGAAGTCGGTATCTCCTAGGTAGACTTCTGCTACTCTGTACTCAATGCCCACTTTGTAGCATATGGTGACGCTAAGCGTCTGCTGGTGGGATATGTGCTCGGCAGGTTCGGTCCTGTTTACCTCGCTACCGACGGGGACTTCTGCACGTTCATGAAGCATCTCTGGCGACCGCTGACTGGTAGCCAGTATACCCCAATAACCGGCTGTCCTGAGGTTGACACTAGGCTGTTCGTTAACTATCCATTATCACACCAGACGGCCAAAATACACCACAAGACGGGCCTCGACGAGTTCAAGCCGATAGCAGTTGCGTACAAGCACATCCCAGGGGGCGCGTCGGCTTACAAGAAGTACTATCTTGCTGTCGGCAACATGGTAGTAGCATACATGAACCCTACCCAGATTGTTACGAGCAAGGGAATGTTCATTAGGGTAATAGATAGGGAACACAAATACATGTACGTGTATACGTTCCTGCTGGACATTGACGAGAACGGCGATGCACATGCTATATTCGTCATAGGCTGGGACAGAGCAATGATCGTTGTAAATGACATCGCGATAAACGGCTTTGCGCCGTACCTTACGTTCAAGGTAATGGGATTGATTGATGACATTGACTGGAAGTACAGGATAGAGCGGATCAAGGAGCTGAAGACGTGGCACCCGCTATATGGTCCTTACTACTTCGACAAAAAGGACATGGACAGGGCGGTGAGGTGGTTACTTAACATTGACTTCGTGCGCCAGATGGGGCTGCTTAAGAAGAAAGCTAGAGCGAGCGGAGGGTCAGATCAATGAGCTTCTTGTAGAGCTTGTACATGTCGAACTCCCTTGCCCTTTCCAGAGCCTTCAGCGCTATCTGCTCCTTCTTGTTTCTGTTCTGAACGACATCTATTGCCTTGAACACGGCTTCGGTGAAGTCATCTGGGTCGTACATCCTGTAGAGGTACACCACGCCATCTCCGCCGTCAACCCACTTGTCGGCAATGACTGGTACTCTGAAGCTGGTCTCTGCTGTCGTTATCTCACTTAGTGGCTGGTAGTCAGGATGCACCACGGGCTTGCCGGCTGCCAGCGCCTCGAGCACGGGAAGACCAAAGCCCTCGCTGTAGGCGGCGTGTGCATAAACGTCGGCTGCATGGAAGTAGCCTAGAACCTCATCTCTGCTTAGCTGTCCGAAGACGGGCTTTACTATGATGTTAGGGCTCTGCTTGTAGTACAGCATGCCCTGCTCGTCGGTCAAAATGACGACCTTGTAGGCGGGGTCCTGTTCAGCCACCTTCTTGGCTACCTCGGCGAAGACGTCGTGGGCCTTCCTCGGGTATCCTGCAGCCACATACAGAACCATGATGTCGTCGTCCCTTAGGCCCAGCTCGCGCCTGATCAGCTTCCCCAGCCTTGCCTTCTCCTGTACGTACTCCACATCAATGCCGTGCGGTATGACCTCGACTACGCTTCCGCCTTCTTCCTCGATTATGTCCCTAACGAACTCGCTGGGCACGATGAACTCAACGTCTCTGTAGACCCAGCCGTCGGTGTACGAGCGCTTCGGCCTGCCCTCTATGACGCCGTAGAACGACGTCGGCATTGCTCTGCTTCTCAGCCTCCTGTACCATATGAAGAACGGCATTGCAAATTGTAGGTTTATGCTCATCACTATCAGCGCTGCGTCATACTGCTTGAACAGCGAGCTGTGGTAGACTGGCAGGTACTTCTGAACTACTGCGTCGTGGCCATCCTCCTTTGCCACGGCCGCTATGTCATTGGCTACGTTCTGAAGGGAGACGGAGCGGTTGCTGGTCAGGATGAGGAACCTCATGGTCGGAACCCATTGATACCGTGTAGGCCGTTTCCAGCCATATATACCGATAGCGCGCTACTGTGCCTCTGGTGCAACCATGGGGAACATCAGGATATGCATCGAGATACCGGAGAAGCTGTACGAGAAGCTTGAAGAGAAGGCAAAGCAGTACAACATCACAGTAAATGAGATACTGATAATGGCAATAGCTAATGCTGTGGACACCCTCTAGCAGTTTATAGCTGGATGGTCGCCTAGCTGTGAAGCGGGGCTGGAACATGAGTGCGCCTCAAATACAAACACAGGCCCAAATCCCGACCCAGCCGACACAGCAGACCCAGAACGTGCCTGCTGTAGGCATCAACCCTTCCCAACAGGGCATTGATGATCTGGCCAAGGTATTCCAAGAGATCTTCACCGACATAGCGAACCTAGCGGTTTCATTCGGGCTCGTTGATGTGGTAGCTCTGGTTGAGGAGGTTGACGGTGGTAAGGAGCTAGTTCAGAACATAAGGAAGCTGTTAAAGGACTTCAAGAAGCTACAGGATGTACTTCAGAAGACCGCTGCCCAGAGGCAGCAGCAACAGCAAACCGCTCAACCGCAACAATCCCAGCAGTAACGGTCTGTCATATATAGCAGCATAACTTGCTAGTCTTTTTTATGGGGGTAATAAGTGAGTACTAGGTCGGATGATTCCAAGACTCTCGAATTTGCGATTCCTCCCTTTGTGATTTATATTGACAATGCAGCTGCCCATGTAGTTGAGCTTATTCACCACAAGGGCTTTGGCATTGACATCTATACTGCTTCTGTGTGGGTTGAATGGAACTGTTACAAATCGCCCCCGTTCTTGATTTGGTTCCATACTAGGGACGAGTTCATAGCTAAGTTGAGAGTTGAGATTGCAAAGATGAAGGCAATAATATACTCTGGAAAAGACCATATTTATCAAAAAGTGTGCTGAGGTGGTAATATGACCATGAATGAAGTTCAAGAAAAAGCGAACGAGTATGTGCAGATCGCTTTAATGGCCAGCCAGTACTTCTCAAGCAATCCTGAAGCGCTCTACCAAGTCGCTCAGAAGCTGGCCCAAGAAGCCGTCGAGAGCAAGCAGTACGTCGTCAAGACCATTGATTTTAGCCTAGTGCCAGAGTCATCGCTGTTCGGTATAACTGACCCTCTGGGGCAGCTGGCCGGATTCGTCTCTGAAATAGCGCAGAAAGTGGGCTCTGCGGTAGCAAGCGGCCTAAGATGGTTCCTTGATAAAGTGAAGGAGGCCATAACTGGTGCTGCTAGGGCCGTAACCAGTGCGCTGAACACGGTCAAGACCGTCGCTGAGAAGGTATGGGACTTCATAGTTAACTTGCCTTCAATGATAAGTGAAACGCTACAGAATGCCGCGAACATCATTAAGACCGCGCTGACTGACGTTGGTAAGACGATACTTCAAGGGCTGTCTGGCGTCTTTGATACGCTGAAGCAGGGTATAGAGACAATAAAGAAGACGATAGAGGATCTGCCGAGGAAGATAACCGAACTGCCGAATGAGATAGTCAACGCTGTTAAGAACGCATTCAACTTCCTCAAAGACTTACCAAAGATGATTAGCGAGATTCCGCGAAAGATATACGAGACGTTTAGGGGTGTGATAGAGGGGATTAAGGAGCTCCCAAAAACCATAGGCAACATGATTGATCAGATACGCAAGGGCCTACAGGATGTAGGCAAAGTGATCAAAGACTTGCCGAAGATGATAAGTGAGTTCGTTAGGGATCTGCCACAGAAGATCCAAGAGATGCTAAAAGGCATAAGCACGGGACTGGGCGACCTTCCGCAACAGCTGAACCAGATGATGCAGCAAGTTCAGAAGTTCCTAGGCGGTCTGGGCAGCGGTGCGCTGACCCAGCTAGGCAAGATGTTTGAGAGCTTGCGCAATTTACCGACGATGCTTTCTCAATCGCTGAGTCAGCTGAAAGGGGCCATAGAAGGCATCGTGAACACAATAAAGACCAACCTTTTCAGTCTGCCGGAGAAGATAAGCCAAGCGATAAACAGCGTTAAGCAAGGACTAGGCGGGGCTCTGGGGCAGATACAGCAGGCCCTCAGCAGCATACCGAGCCAGATAATGCAGGCCGTGAGCCAGATACCCACCCAAATAAGCAACATCATAGGTCAGATACAGTCAACGATAGGCCAGATAACGGGCACTATCCAAAGTGCCATAGGCCAGATACCTTCCCAGATAAGTGGTATCATTGGGCAGATCAGTAGCACGATAGGCGGCATTGTTGGTCAGATACAGGGTGCGCTGAGCGGCATAGCGGGCCAGATATCTCAAGCGATAGGCGGAGTAGCTGGTCAGATAGGCAGTATAGTAGGGCAGATCCAGAGCATCATAGGCCAGATACCTTCTCAGATAAGTGGCATCATTGGCCAGATTAGTAGCACTATAGGCAACATCGCTGGCCAGATCCAAAGCGCAATAAGCGGCGTCATCGGCCAGATTTCAAGCGCAATTGGAGGAATCGCGGGCCAAATACAGAGTGCACTCAGCGGCGTCATCGGCCAGATCTCGGGCACAATCAGCGGTATCGCCAACCAGATTTCAAGCGCAATTGGGGGCATAGCCGGCCAGATACAGTCTATAATAGGTGGTATCATAGGCCAGATAATGAACTTCGTGCGGAATCTCCCATCGCAGATAACGGGTGCTGTGAGGTGGATAGGGAACGCGCTCGGCGGTGTGCTGGGCTTCTTAGGTAAAGCCCTGCCAAGTGCACCTACTCAGATATCGAATTTCCTTTCATGGTTCGGAAAGGCCAGCAGTCTGTTCTGGGGTCTCTTCAGAGGTCATTTGGAGAACCTGTACAAGCTGAACGAGATAAGCAAGAACACGAGCAACCAGAGCATCGCACTCTCGAAAGCGCAGATACAGATGCTGAAGGATATCGCCGATAAGACAGGATTCGCAATAGAGCTGCTGGGCAACAACCAAGCAATCCTGTATGACACTAAGTACGGATACTCCCTCTTCATACCAAACCTAAGTGCGTGGATGAAACTGTACGGCAAGCGCCTAGACCTAATATATGGAACCCTACCGAACATACTCTTAGTGCCTAAGTACGGCAACGAGATATACAACAAGACTGCAAACACATTGACGTTCGCTATGTTTACTAACCAAATAGCCAGAGATCTCCACAACAAGGTAACCATAGTTCTGCCTAAGCGCCTCGAGCAGATACAGCAGCATGTTCGTGAGGTAGAGAGGGTTATACGTGAGAACGGCCGCGTGATAGAGCAGATAGACAACAGGACTGTGATACTCCACGACCTCAAACACGGTTACGAACAGCTCGTTGGGGATGTCTCTCTACTAAGGACATCATTGAAGGCTGAACTGCCGCGCCAGTACATGCAGCTGTCCAGCCAGATGCGCGGCATATTCATGAAGAGCGACGAGATAAAGGAGAGCGTTAGGTGGTACCTAGGGATCGTAAAGGACAGGCTACGGACTCTGGAAGAAGAAGTGAGGCGGCTCGAGAACAGCATTATGAGTGTGAAGGAGCTATCAAGAAACTTCAACGAGATGATGTCCCACCTCAAGTACTCGGCAACGACGCTTGGGCAGCTTCCCTACATCAGTAGTGGCATAAGCAACCTGCAGACTGCCGTGCAGCAGAACCAAGGCATCCTTAATCAGATATGGAGTACGATTTCGAACTTACCTAACATGATAACTGGCGGTATTAACAACTTGATCAGCGCCTTACAGAGCATCGGTGAGTGGATATGGAATGCGCTACCGGACTACATACGTGACTTCTTTGAGAATGCCGGACAAGTGTTCAGTACACTTGCTGGTATTCTAAGTGGTGACAGCGAAGCTCTGCTGCAAGCACTAGGTGGTGTCTCGGCTGCTGTACAACAAGCATTCGGTTACGGGCTCGAGAGTGCCATATCTGCAGTTCTAGGTGCGCTGAACTTCCTATACAATGTACTGAGCAATGGTGCAACTTTCGTCTTCAATACCTTAGTTGATGCGGCTACTACAGTAGTAAATACGGCTAAGGATGCAGTATCATCACTAATCACGATATTCAGCACGGTGATTAGTACTGTCGTTGGCACGGTAACTGACGTGCTAAAGTCATTCTTTGGTGCATTTTGGAATGGAATGACTAGCATCACCAAGAACTTCGTAGATGTGATGGTTTCATCAAAGGATGGTTTGGAGCCAGTATACGCCGGTTCAATAATAGTTCCGATGAGGAGTATGATTGATACAAGGAAGGTTGCCAGCGAGTTCGAGAATGCAATAAAATCTGTAACCAACAGTTCGGCGAGCTACGGTCCAATGGGACTGTTATCAATGCTCGCAAGCCAGACCATCATCGCTTCTCTCCAAGCGTTCCTGCCTTGGTACATACTGTCAGCAGTCCTGAACTCGGTTGATGGACTGAAGCTCAGATCCTTCATATCACTATCGGGCGGCATAGGCACGCAGCTTGCAACGATAAAGCAGAGGTTGCTTGACATCGCGATGAACATAAACATAGGCAAGCTGTTCAGTCCAATAAGCTACTTAGTGAACAATATACCGCTGTTTGCCGTATTCAGCGTCCTCCAGAGCTATGCGAACGTTCTATTCAAAGGATACGAGTACTACGGTTTGGTACTGTTGAGGAACAAATATGAATATCAGCTGAATGGACAGTTCAGTAAGATGATAAACCAAGCTGGGATAAGTGGTGACTTCTATCTCCCATTCAGTTCGTTACCAGAAAGTCTTCTGCATAAGTTTGCGTTGGTAGCGTTGTATTCCAACTTACCGCGGAAGATAGATACGTTGTATGATCTAAGAAGGGCAATTGATATTGCAGTAAACAAACTCGCAGGATACTACTATGCACTAGGAAGGCCTAGAGACATCATACTATGGACATTGCTGCCACTTAGGTTCAGGGTAACGTTTACTGATAGATTCGGAAGGCTTAGGGAATGGCTACTGCACCCATTATTCGAGTTGCCGACTCACAGCGAGCTGCTCAGGATGACACAGAAGGACATCCTACCTAACGTACAGACCATGATAAAGCTCGGTCTGGTCAGGGGATGGGTACCCGATGTAACTAGGGCCCTCTACTTGCTAACCTTCAAGTATCCATCATTCGAGAAGCTGTGGAAGTTCTACATGAGGGCCACGGCCGGAATGCTGTGGTTCAAGCCGCCTAGTGAAATACAGCGGATGTTTGCAAACGAGGCAAACGCTCTTGGCGCCGGTGTACCGATATCTCCATATGACATACAGCGCTCTCTGGGTGCCAATCCTGCTGCAATGAACGCCTTCGAGGCTGCTCTGAACACCTACTTCAAATGGATAGAGTACAGCAACTTCAGCTGGTTCACGCCAAGCACTACGATAAACGGTGTCAACATCGGAGGCATAATCTACGGCGCCCTAGGGGGATGGACGGCCGACAGCTGGATAATGGCTGATGTAGCTGCGGACATACCGGGCAAGACCGACTTCAGGTGGATGAGCAGGTACGGTATATTCCAATGGCTTGCTGAGAAGCTGGGCGACATCAAGGGCTATGCCCCGCTCGTTGACATCATACCTAAGCTCCTTGAAGGAGGGCCTACAAGCACCATCAGCGTTGACCTGAGCTGGTTCAGCAAGTTCCTCCAAGGCACCGGACTGCACCCGGCATGGGTGCCCCTAACGACCGTTGCCGAGAACATCATGGTCATAGCCGACGAGATGACCCTGCTGAGGACAGGATGGCTGAACCTCTACCGCTACGGCTTCGTGACGCCAGACTTCGTCGAGCAGGCGCTGAGCGGCCTCTTCACGGTGAGCTACAAGGTTGGTTTCTGGGACCCCAACACTAAGACGTGGACTACCGGCTGGATCAATCTGCCCGTAAGGTGGCTGCCGCATGAGAGGAAGCTCCTCGAGCTCAGGATGGCCATAGACAGAGTCGTTGACCTCTACAGGAGCTTCATGGGAGTGATGAGGAGGGCTATACAGTACAAGGCGGTGAAGACTGAGTGCGAAGAGGGTAGCACCAGTGACGTATGCTACTACTACAACCAGATGTACACAACGCTCAAGGAACTATTTGCCAAGGACACGGAGAAGATACTGGGGCAGGCGCTGGAGCTGCCGATAGACCAGACATACTTCGACTATCTCAAGAAGATAGTGTCAATCGAGGGCGACATGGCAATAAACATTGAGAAGAAGCTATGGTGGTTCAGGCTTTCAGGATGGCTGCTCTACTATGGTGCAAGAGGCTACATAACGGCCGAAGACCTCATTGCCGTTGTAGAGAAGGTAAAGGACGCTTTCGCTGTTAGCGACTCCGAGGCCAAGGCCTACGAGGACCTAGCCAGAGCTCTGAGCGGGATAATCATCAGGACTCAGGTTCCAACGCCCAACGAGATAGCCACTATAGCAGAGTACTGGCCGAATGTGACCGAGTACAAGGTGACCTACACCACAGCCAAGGGCGAGCAGGTAACCGAGGACATACTGACGTTCGCTCTGAAGATGAGGGGTATACCGAGTTACCTCTGGGACTTCTGGAAGAAGGTCGTTGAGCTCAAGCCATTAAAGAACGACGTAGACCGCCTCTTCACTCAGATCATACATGGGTATCAGTACGACCACGTAATGCAGGCCTTTGCTGAACAGCTGATCGGCTTCGTGAAGGACCATGGCTACAGCGATCTGGAGGTCAGCATAGGTAAGGCAATAGGCTACCTCATGAGGGCCCACAGAGAGATTACTAGGTACATACCGACTCCGACGCACTTCGCAACCATCGCTGAGATCGTGCCCGAGGTCTTAGACGATGCGTGGGCCTCGTACAGCGAGAACATAACCGTGTACACCTTTGACGAGAACGGCAACCTCGTGCAGACTCAGGTCAGCATAAACTCAACCCTGCTCGACGACGTGCTCAGGCACTCTTTCATGCCCAGTAAGTGGATCGAGGTGTGGAAGAAGTACATCGCGAGGAAACCGTACATTGATGACGTGAGGAGGGTAGTAACCGCTCTCCTAGAGCTCGGTTACCAAGCACCGAACCTATTCGCTGTTGTGTCCGGCAACGTGATCAGCAACCTGACCGACTACGGCTACGACCAGAAGGAGATCAACATACTCATGACGTACAAAGACCTGAGGGCACTAGCCACGGGCTTCACCAGAGGCGTGAACACCTACAGCGAGCTTGCTAGGATAGCCGAAGTCGTCCCAGAAGTCCTGAACATGACCTACCGCGAGAAGATGGTCGTGAACATCTTCGGTACACCGACCGAGGTGACCGTAACCGGATCAGCCATAACCGACGTCATTGACAGTCTCAAGATACCAAGCGCTTGGAAGGAGGTTCTCAAGAAGTATGTGTACAGAGCACCTCTGAGGGACGAAATAAGGCGCTACGCCAACGAGGTAATATCGGCCGTCTACAGCCATGTAATACCGATAGACCTCTTCAAGAACTTCATAGATACCCTAGCCAATGCAGGATACAGCCAGAACGAGCGCACCATCCTGAAGGTGGTGGCCGAGCTTCACAAGGCAAGGCGTGAGTGGACGGCACTCGGAGCTTCATTAGCCGAGCTAGCTACCATAGCTGAGCTCGAGCCCGAGGTTCTAACTACAACCATCAATACGACCATAACCTACCCAGCCATCTCAATTACACAGAACGCCGACGGAAGCTTGACGATTAGCGAGACCGCGGTGCAAGAGGCCTTCAATGGCACATACCTAGACCTCTGGCTGAGGCCTACCTACGTACCAAAGGAGTGGGTTGACCTCATCAAGGACTACCTCTACAGGAGGACCATACGCGATGAGGTGAGGAGGGCCGTAACCAGCATCCTGACCGCCTACCAGTTCAGCATAACGACCGATCAATGGTTCAATGCTGTCTTCAGCAGCATAGCAACGTTCGGCTACGACCAGAACGAGAAGGCACTACTCCAGTTCAGTGGAGAGATAAGGAGGATGGACAGGGAGTGGAGGATAGTCGCACCATCCGTCAATGAGCTGGCCGTCATAGCAGAGTACGTCCCAGAGATGTTCAACACTTACGAGTTCACTTGGAAGCTACCGACCCTTACCGTGAAGCAGACCGGGCCGGGTCAGTACACGGTCGAGCTCGGCTTCATGGAGCAGAAGTTCAGCGGCTCTATGGTTGACTTCTTCCTAAACATGACATACATGCCTCCGGAGTGGATTGACATACTGAAGAAGTACATCTACAGGAGGCAGTTCAGGGACGAGGTAGCAAGGCTGGTGAGGGCCCTCTTCGCGGCCAAGCGCTATGGAACGCCCGACGAGTGGATAGCTCAGTACGTACCAGACCTGTCGCAGTACGGTGTCTCGAACGAAGAGCTGCAGCTCGTCGAGATGGCCTCTGCGATAGAGTACTACGCCGACATCATGAGGTACGTCAAGAGCAGGGTGGTGGCCGACAGCGTTCCTAGGATAACGCTCCTCGCCTCTATGGCCCAGTACGTGGACATACCAGATACCATCATAGACCGCGCCATTGACTACGAGATAGTGGGCATGCTCGGCACGGGAGAATTCATTGAGCTCCTCAAGAAGTACATCAAGGTCAGGCCGCTTAAGCCCGAGGCAAGGAGAGTCCTCTCTGCGATGGTGCAAGCTCTGAGGTACGGCATAATTACCCAAGACCAGTTCAACGCGTTCGTGCAGAACCTAACACAGTACGGCTTCACGACTGATGAGATGAACCTCGTTACCAAGTGGGCCGACCTAGAGGCCCAGATTGCTGAGGTAAGGCATCTCAGGATGGAGTACATGCCGAACCCGAGGGCAATAGCGACTCTAGCGGAGTACATAGCCATACCGGTGAACCTCGTCGAAGAGAGCTTCAAGCGCTACATGGTGCCCGATGACTGGAAGAACCTCTGGTTGCAGTACATCAAGGTAAGGCCAATAGCCGATGAGGTGAGGAGGCTCATCACAGCGGCCATCACGGCATACGCCTACGGCGCCATCTCTGATGCTGAGCTCAATGCCATCCTGAACAGCGTCAAGCCCTACGGATACTCTGACGAAGAGATAGGCATACTTCAGCAGATAGCCGATCTGAGGAAGAAGTACGTTGAGGTAAGGCTGGAGGCTAGGGAGTATGTACCAACTCCCATAACTCTAGCGAACATCGCTGAGATAATACCGAGTGCTGTGAACTACCTGCAGTCTGTCTTCGAGGC